TGAGGTATAATCCCTTCTTTGTATAATTCTAACATTGCTTTTTTAGTCATGTCTGCAGCTGAACCCTGGATTAATTTATTTAAAGCTTTATATGTGTAAGCTCTTTTTATCCCCGGTCCATGTTCCGCCAACGCATCTTCGTGAGTCATAGCTTTGTGCATACCGAAACTGTTAGGCTCCCACAGGTGAAACCTGCATAGTCTACCCAGCAGGGTACGTATCTGTCCACGATCTTGTGCTCTGTTCGATGCTTTGTCCATCAGTTGTTTTACAAATGGTACACGTGAGTGGTATGTATTAAATAATTCTGCAGCTTTTTCTTTAGTGACCCCTAGTTCTGCCTGAAGTTTACCTTTACCCATGCCATAGAAAAGACCTAAATTAATTGTTTTAGCCTGTGTTCTAGGTATATCAGCCATATCTGCTACAGTCTGGTGAAAGTCTGCGCTAGAGTCGTTTGTATAGGCATCTATAACGTCATATACAGAGGGTAATTTGTATAAAGAAGCATAATGTACTACCAACCTAGGTTCTTGCTGAGAATAGTCAAAACAACCCCATGTATGGCCCTCCTCGGGTATAAATAACGACCTTATCTTAGGTCCAAGATCCTTATTTCTGGCTGGAATCTGTTGAAGATTAGGGTTTTGATAAGAGAATCTACCAGTTACCGTACCACCTCCGGCATTACGTAATTGATTTATCTCTGCGTGTATTCTACCTTTATGCTCATAACTTATAATAGAATCTAAAAAAGTTGTGTGTGCTTTGTTTATCTCTCTTGCCTGCGCAATCATATTTACAACAGGGTGCTCGTGTTCTTGTAAAAAGTTTTTTGTAAATGATGGTGCACCTGTTTTATCTGTTGTTGGATATTCTAACTTCAGCATGTCAAATACATTTGCAACAGATCTTGCTGCCCAAATTTGTGTATCAACATTTGTTTCTTTTTTTATTTTATGTAGTAGATCTTGTTCTGCTTTTTTAAATTCTTTTTTCATATTGTGTGCACGTTCTACATCTACTCGTACACCTTTGAATCTCATGTCAACAAGACATGGAAACAAATCAGATTCTAAATCAAATATATCTTCTAGGTCCTGGTTAATAATTTCTTTTTTCATTTCTTGCCAAAGTCCTAGGGTTACTTCAGCATCACGTTCAGCGTATGCACCAACATGCATTGATGGTAGTTTATACATTTCTGATTTAGGATTGATTCCCCATTCTGCTGCAGCTTCTGCAAGTGCAGCTTCGTTCTTACCATAACCAAGATAGTGCCATGATAAACTATTTAAATCATATCTAAATCTATTCTCATCAGTTATAGCTGCCGCTATCATTGTGCAGGCTATGTTACCATTTATTTTAAAACCTAATGCTCTTAACCAACAAACATCATAAATTGCATTGTGAAAAATTTTTGTTGAAGGTGCCTCTAGTACATCTTTAAGCCACAATAAAACTTTAGCTCTGTCCATATTACCACCACCTTCGTGAGCAATTGGAAAGTAACCTTTGTAATGACTGGTTGCAACTGCAATACCTATAACATCACCATTACCTATAACAGAACCAGACCCTTTTTTAATTAAGTCAGGATCTTTTGTCTCCAAGTCAATTGCTATTTCATCTACATGACGTAAGTCAGGAAATTCTGTAGGCTTTAACCATTCAGTTGGTGCTTCAAACTTTGGTATCTTCATTCGTCCTCTTCTCTTTGTTTTTTTTCTTCTTCAAAACCTTCCATTAGTTCTTCATGTAAAGTCTTTTCTTTCTTGCCAAATATTTCATCAAAACGTTTACGATAAACATCGTTAGAAGGTCTTGATCTACCGTCAAACTTTTCTTTTTTCATAAATATATTTATCTTCTATTAGTTTATTTAATTTATCTTTATTACTAAAAGCATATAGAGCTGCATTGTAATCTTTTGGAAAAATCTCATAACATAAATTTTGACGATTAGAATAACCACTGGTCTCTAATCTTAGATAAATTTCTAAATCAAATTCTACGCCGTCAACTTTAATATTTCTTTTTATTATATTTCTTCCCATCTAAATCTTTCATCTTTAATATTTCTAAATCACAATAATGCTTGATCTTCTCTAAGTCTTCTATACCATTTTTTGTAAGATATCTACAAACATATTTCACAACGTTACCCTGAAAAAATGATAAATTATTTTTTGAAATAAATTCGTAGGGTTGAATATGAAAGTCCTTGTAGTGAGATCCTCCAATTTGTCTATCCTGTGGAAATGTTTCTTTAAATAAGTCCTTCGACGTCATAACCTTGATCCTCCTTTTTTGCTGACATAATATAAAGATTTTGTTTTGTACGTGTTACTCCAACATACCAAACTCTATGTTCTTCATCTTGTTTGTCGGGACTCTTTTCTATAGAGTCTCTGATTGTTTTAGTATTATCTAATATTAACAATACATTGTCAGCTTCTCCACCTTTTGCTGAGTGTATTGTAGATAATTTTATTCTTGGGGATTTGTTTAATTCTTCCCCATTACTTAACATTTCTCTTATATATAAACATTCTTCGTAGTCTGATTGAAATACATCGTACCATGGTACGTCTTTACTGAATCCAAATTCTGTTAAATCATACATTCTTTCTTCTGTAATTTCTGTATCTGTACCAGTGTATTCAAATATATCTCTTACTTCTGCTAAAGATAATTGATCTCCTTTAGTCCAACGTGTGTAATTTAGAATAGTTCTAAATAAAGTTATTTTATAACTCTTACGATCTTGAAATTCAAAATAGATACCCCGTTCTTTCAACGTAGGTTTAAGTCTATTTAATTTGTCATTGTATCTTGCCAACACTAACCATGTTCCCTGATCAAGTGGTGCATCTTCTGTACTATAAATATAATTTACAGTGCCCTCTTCTTCTCTAGCACTCCAATTTTTTTGTATTCTTCTATCGTCTGGTATTTGTTTTAAAATTTTATCTGCAAGACTTTGTACAAGTTGTGGAACTCTGTAAGATTGTGGCAAAATTATGTCCTTTTTTGAAACTTCTTGCTGAAATTTTTTTACATCTGCGCCTGCCCAACCATAAATTGCTTGATCATCGTCACCTGCTAGTATAACATATTTGCTATTTTCCTTGATAATATTGAACATTTTCCACTGTATTGGTGATAGATCCTGTGCTTCATCAACAAATGCTACATCATATTTTGGACACAATCCGGACACAATAAATTTCTCAATCATATCTGTAAAATCTATCAGACCATACGATTGCTTGTAGTTATCTACTTCATCAGAAATTATTTGTAATAATCTCTTGTCCATGTCCTGTGAATACATATCTGTATTGTACTCTTCTTCTGCCGTTATATTTTTTATTCTAGCTGCATTTATTAAATTAAAATATTCACTGTCAGAATTTATAAAACCTGTGTTCTCTTCACCACGAGAGTAAACGGTAACTTCAATACCAAGAGTCCTACCTATATCTTCGTAGTGTTCGTCCTGCATAACCTGAGCTTTCTTCATACCTAATTGAGTAAATGCCAAAGAGTGCAGGGTTCTAAAATGTTTTAAATCTTTTCTTTGAAACCTTGGGTATGCATCTAACATTCTATCGACAGCTTCGTTTGCAGCTTTCTTTGTAAATGCAAAGTATCCTATTTTATCTACAGGTGTACCTAGTTTTAAAAATGTTTTAACATACTTTAATAGTTTGGTTGTCTTCCCCGTTCCCGGAGGCCCGAATAATTTTCTACTGATCATAGTATGTCCGTCTTATGTTTTGTTTTAGTGTGGTGTATAGGTACTTCTTCAAAAGTTTTTCTATTAATCTGTATTATATTTTTTGTTGATGAGTTGTACTCACCAGTTTTTTTCGATGGATATCTTTTCTGTTCTAAAAATTCTATTTCACAATCTTGATATGTAACCTGCATCATACGTCCTGTTTTATCTTCACTGTATTTCCAGTTTTTTGCTTTTAGTTTGTCGTAAAACTTTTCAAACTTAAAGTATGCATAGTCACCTTCGATCAGTACAGATCCAGTTTTAAATGCAGCATCACTTGTAGCCTTAGGTCCATTTATTTTTGCATGTAATACATCGTGTAATTTTTCTTTTGGTGATGTACCTACAGGTGGTAACACAACTTTCTGTGTTGTGTATAGTGCATCCATAACAACTTGTTCTTCTTCACCTTTAATCAGTGGTGGAAAGAATCCTGCAGCTTTTGATATTGCATTTCTTCTTTTACGTTGATCATTTAAATGTTCTACAGTTCTACAGTGTACGGTAGCTGTGCTGATACCATCTGGTTTTGTTACATCAAATTCATACTCTGGTTCTGGATCTAGATCTATTTTCTTTAGGTTAGTCAATACAGGATAAGAACCTTTTGCTCCACGCAAGACTCCAAACTTTTTCTTAACACAGATACCTTTTTTACAATGCTCACTTAGTGGACTTTCAGTACAAGTATAACCTTTACTACTTCTGTTCCACGATTTTACTTTCTGTCCTAAAAATTTTTTATCCCATGCATTAGCATGTACACCTGAGAAATATTTTACCGGTGCATTCATAACTTTCTGTTCCCAACTGTCAGGATATTTCATCTTAACCATGACATGATAGTTGTACATAAACCTATCTTTACCATCAAACTTTTCTTGATTTGCTATCTTGGATATTGCTGCTAGACAAGGTGGACCTTCTATAAATTCTTCGTCAACACCTTCCATACTTTTGTTTTCGATTCCTTCTGTAATTTCTTTCAGTCTTTCTTTGTTAACCAGGTTTGCACTGATCACCTCTATGAATTGGTCCAAGGTAAATTTGGTACCATCAACGTTTAAAGCTTTACGCTCCTCGCCGAAGTAAGGTAGGTTTATAAATTGTCCTGGTCGTAGTTGACCTGTCTCACTATCTTTTGTTAGCTGTGTTTGTTTTGGAAATATTTCTGTGTCTTGTTTAAGTCCAAACAAAGATAATAAGTTTGTTAAGAATGATTTGATCAGTGATGCATCTGTAAATTTATCCATAAATAAAAATAAATGCAGACCACCACTTTTAGATTCTACTGGTAGTAAAGGTAATTCGTATTGCTGTATTACATCTATGTAATCTTTTTTATTAAAGGTAGCGTAGTCTTTTGGATCTATATCTATGACACCAAATTTTACTTCTGAGTCTTCTGTACATGGTTGTATACCAATAGACAGTTCACCTTTTATATGTTGATGATAAATATCGTTAGTAAGTTCTTCGAAGTTCCATCTGTATACAGGTTTCTTTTTACCTGTTTCAGAATCTACTTTGGAATCCTGGTGATTGAAGTCAGCCACACCGTAGGCATTCCTATATCCATTAAAAAATTCTATGTATCTTTCCATAATAACTGTTTCTGTGGGCCCTCCACTCTCGCTTTAGGCCCACACTGTGCACATATTCCCTTGGGAATTATATAATGCTAGCTTGGTCCTTAGGTTTATCTTCACCATGTTTAGCTTTAACATTTCCTTTAGAAATACTATCGCTGAAACCTTTAGCTTGATCGTAAAGACCTTTGTCAGTTACTGGGCCGACTTTACTAACTTCCCAACCAAACCAAGTGCCTTTATCGTTCGACATTTGGGTAGTCTTTAGTTTATAAATGTGGCTGAAAGATGCCGGTGTAAACATTCCGTTTGCGCCCTTCATCTTGATTCCAGACATCATAGAGTTCCACTTTCTACTAATTTTTAATTGAGTAGATTTCATAGAAATCAATGCAGTCGATGGACTATCTCCCGCTACTATAACAAAGTGAGATGCAGTCTTCTCGATATAATTACCGTTTGGTAATCTATCTTTGTAGTTTGCATCAGGTGTTGTTTTGGACATAATATCAGATGATGAATCATAGATTGCAACTGGTGCACCTAGACCTTCTCCTCTATCTTTCCATTCAATGTATTCCAACTTATAGAAGCATGGAATTACATCAATACCTTTTACTCCATCATAGAGTTCTCCAGAGACAGAATTGTAAATCATTCCTGGCTCTGCACCTTCAACATACTTACCATCACGTTTATTAACTTCCGGTGAAAGTTGTCCTAGGATTTTTAAAAAAGGTAAGGCTAGATCTTCTTGACCTATTGCACCTAAACCTTTTGCTGCATCGTCTTCAAACATATTTGCTGGAAGTGGTGCAGACTTTTTCTCTGTTACTTGGTTCATGTTTATTTACTCCTTGTTACTTTGGTTCTGTTTCCTGCGAACACATTAAATAGATCAGAGGGCATCTCTTGTCCAGACTCAAGACGCTCTCTGACCAATGCTTTTAGAGTCATTGGTTCGACCTTAAGTTTCTGGACAGGTTCAAACCCTTGACCCTTTGCAAGGTTTGCGTAATCGCTAGCCTTGTTATCTTCGTTACGACCAAAGGAAACTGTAATCTCATTTTTAATAAGATCACCTAGGCCGTTTTCTCGAAGCCATGTGTATGCTTCTTCTTTCTTAGCTACAGAAATGGAAGCACCATAAACTGGTTTTACTTCAACTGAAGAACCATCTGCTAGTTTCAATGTAGAGATATTCATCTCTTGCATCATGGTAGGTATAACCTCACCAGAAACTAAATCGATATGTCTTTTCAGTTCTTTTAATTCTTTTTCTTTTTGTTCAAGATCGTCTTCTAATTCTTTTAGTTTGACAACTTGATCCGATAATGATTTTGCATCGTTTACTGAATTCAGATCTTCTCTTTGATCTGCTTCAAAGTTTATATTACTCATCTATTTTTCCTTTCTCGTATAAATTAATTTTAATAGGATAGTATTGTCTTTCTTGTCTGTCCCATTTGAGTAAGTTGTATTTACCATTTGTAATATCAGATACAATAGAACATGCAACACCGATAATAGCAGGATCACCAGTCAACAATAAATAATCATCAGCTTTAAAATCTTTTAAAAGTTTTCTTAGCTTAAAAATTAATGGACCTGGTGAAAAAATAATTTGAGATAGTTCCGGCAATAAAGTTTTGAGTTCACCATATTTTTGTGCACCCATAATATTTATTTTAGGAACACCTGAAGCTGTTCCTGGTACTTCTTGAATTACATAAACTATTCTTTCTGACATTGACAAAAGATATAACATCGATTATATAAAAGTCAATACAGAAAGAAGAAAAATATTATGAATTATAAATTTAAAACTAAACCGTATGAGCATCAGCTTAAGGCATTAGAAATGTCTTGGGACAAACCTTATTTTGCATACTTCATGGAAATGGGTACTGGTAAATCTAAAGTGTTAATAGATAATATATCTATGCTTTATGATAATGGTAAAATAAATGGCGTCCTAATCATAGCACCAAAAGGTGTAGTAAAAAATTGGCACGAAGGTGAAATACCTACACACTTAGTAAATCATATTGAACATAAAAATATTTTATGGCAATCATTAATTAATGTAACGCAACAAAGAAAGTTAGATACATTATTTGAAACAGGAGAGGACCTACACATATT